CCTACGAGGACAATTTAAGGCGTCAGCGTGACGGCGACTGATTGGAATCCTGATTATCAAGACATCATTGAGTGGAGAAACAGGCAGCTCATTGAGTTAGATGAAAACCCCTATTTAGCGGCGGGGGCAATTCAGTATTACAAGACCAACCCGATAGAGTTTATCGAGCATTGGATCAGTACCTACGATCCGAGGAATGCTGGAACCGAAAAACCGACCCGAATGCCCTTTGTGTTGTTTGATCGGCAGAGGGAGATGGTGACGTATCTGTATCAGTTAATTGATGCACAAGAGCACGGCCTGATAGAAAAGGCTCGGGATATGGGAGCTACGTGGGTGTCGTGCGCTGTCAGTGTTCACTTGTTCCTTTTTTACGACGGCGCTTCCATTGGCTGGGGTTCACGCAAATCTGATCTTGTGGACAAGCTGGGCGACCTGGATTCGATCTTTGAAAAGATGCGGATGATATTTCGGGGCCTGCCAAAGCTGTTTTTGCCGGAAGGTTTTAGCGAGGATTCGATGAGGAGCTACATGAAGATCATCAACCCCGCTAATGGATCAACGATCACGGGCGAGTCTGGTGACAATATTGGCCGTGGTGGTCGATCATTGATTTACTTCAAGGACGAGGCGGCGCACTACGAACGCCCCGAGAAAATCGAAGCGGCCCTTGCTGATAACACCAATATCCAGATCGATATTTCATCGGTCAATGGATTGGGAAACGGATGGTGAGGTTGTAAAAGACACCACTAATGTTTTTGTGATGGATTGGAGTGACCATCCGCTAAAGGATCAAGCTTGGTACGACAAGCGACGGGCCAAAGCTGAATCAGAAGGGATGCTCCACGTATTCGAGCAAGAGGTAAATCGGAATTACGCGGCCTCGGTTGAGGGTGTTCTTATTCCGCAGGACTGGGTAAGAAGCGCAACCGATGCTCACTTGAAGTTGAAATGGAAAGATGTTGATTTTACGGAAGGCGGTTATATCTCAGCGCTTGATGTTGCGGACGAGGGCATGGACAGGAACGCACAAGCGACCCGCAAGGGCGTTGTGTTGCAAGAGTTGGAGGAATGGGGCGAGCGCGATACTGGGCAGACCGCACGAAAAGCGGTTGCATCGCTGGGCATTAGAAACGTTGTTATGCAGTACGACTCTATCGGTGTTGGCGCAGGGGTTAAGGCCGAGACAAATCGATTGATGCGTGAGGGACTTTTAAGTAAGCGAATATCGTTAGTGCCGTGGAATGCAGGGGCGTCGGTAGAAAACCCAGATGAGCACGTACTAAAGGGTGATTCAAAGTCTCCCATAAACAAAGATTTCTACAAGAACCTGAAAGCGCAAGCCGGTTGGCAATTGCGGCTCAGGTTTGAGCGAACACATAAAGCAGTCACCGAGGGAATTCAGTACAGAGCCAGTGAGTTGATTAGCATTGATTCCACTATTCCGCTTCTCAAGAAATTACAGAAAGAGCTTTCACAGCCCACGACTGACCATGACTCTAGAATGAAATTGATGATAAACAAAACGCCTGAAGGCACAAAGAGTCCAAACTTAGCGGACGCTGTAGTGATGTGTTATTTTCCGATCAAGGAAAAGAATCGAGCGCCGTCCGTTAAACGTGCGGTGGGCGGCACTTACTAATGCCAGTTAACAGCGTTCACCCGGCGCACAGAGCGCCGTATTATCTATTGATGCGTGCGTGCTGTGAGGGTGAGGCAGCGGTCAAGGCGTTGGGATCTACTGATGTATTGAATGGTCCTGTATTGCCTAAACCGTCCGGTATTGCTGCGATGGAGCTTGATCCTGATACAGCGGCTAATGCCGAACTCATGTGGGCAGCGTACAAGGCTCGGTCCACGTTTTCGGAGCTGATTGGGCCTACCGTTGATGGATTGATCGGGTTGGCGTTCCGCGTCCCTTGGGAGATCGAACTACCCGAACGGATGGAGCAGTACCGGGAAAGCATCACCCCTGATGGCAAGAGTATGCAGGAACTCGCTGAGTACATGACGCGAGAGGTATTGCAGACAGCTCGTTTGGGTTTGTACAGTGACATGGGGGAGAATCAAAACCCGGTGATACTGACCTACACAGCGGAATCGAT